TTTTCAGTTAGATAAATTTTATCTTTTAAAATTATTTCTGAAATTGGGGTAAATTTAGGCGGGACAAAATTCCATGGAAAACTTAATCTTACAATTTTATGGCTATATGCGGTGTTTAAAGCTTTAGCCATTCCCTCTACTTGACTAATCATTCCATGCATTCCTTGTGTTAAAAGTAAGGCTTTTAGCTTTCCCATAAATACTTATATATATTTCTATATTTTATTTATCCACATATAATAAATAGCTTTTATTTAAAATCATAAACCTTTATACATTCTCTATGGAAATATGCGCATTGAACAAGATATCAAGCTGGATTACGCCGATGTACTCTTTCGGCCTAAGCGTAGTACACTATCAAGTCGCAAAGACGTAGAGCTTAAGCGTACCTATAAATTCAAATACAGCAATCATCAATGGTTGGGAATCCCGATTATCGCCGCAAATATGGATGGTGTTGGAGAAATAGAGATTGCAAAAAATTTAGCAAAATTTGAGATAATGACATGTTTAACTAAACAACATGACATTAAAATAATTAAACGCAACTCAGGAATAAAAGCAATTCACTCTCATCTAATACTTAGCACAGGCACAAGCAATGAGGATTACAAAAGACTTAATGCAATTCTAAAAGAATATAGTTTTTTTGAATTTATATGTATTGATATAGCTAATGGATATTCGGATCATTTTAGCAAATTTGTTAATTCTGTTAGAGAAAAATATCCTACCAAGACTATAATTGCAGGAAATGTAGTTACTGCAGATATGACTCAAGAATTAGTTATGAATGGAGCCGATATCGTTAAAGTAGGTATAGGCCCAGGAAGTGTCTGTACAACACGTATTCAAACAGGAGTTGGTTACCCTCAACTAAGTGCAGTTATTGAATGTGCTGATGCAGCACATGGGTTAGGCGCTCATATAATAGCTGACGGTGGTTGTACCTGCCCTGGTGATGTAGCAAAAGCATTTGGAGCAGGAGGAGATTTTGTAATGTTAGGTGGTATGTTTGCAGGCCATGAAGAAGGTGGAGGAAAAAAAATAAAAAAAAATGGATCACAATTTATCGAATTTTATGGATCTAGCTCTAATACAGCAATTGATAAATACTATGGTGGTCTTGCTGATTATCGAAGTAGTGAAGGAAAAAAAGTTCAATTAAAATATCGTGGTAAAATAAAAAATACCGTTTTAAATATATTGGGTGGACTTAGAAGTAGTTGTACTTATGTAGGAGCGCCATCTCTAAAACAACTTAGTAAGTGTACAACTTTTGTTAGAGTTAACCAACAATCCAACGACACTTTTGAATAAACCTGAAAATAAGTTAAAAGCTTTAAATTTAATTAAAAGTACCCATATGTGCCATAAATATGAAAAATAATTCTAAAAAACATTCGAAAGTATTAATTATAGGTTCTGGACCTGCTGGATATACTGCTGCAATTTATGCAGCAAGAGCTATGCTTAAACCAATTTTGGTACATGGATCCGAGCCTGGAGGACAAATGACAACTACAACCGATGTCCAAAATTACCCTGGATATTCTGATGTTGTGGTCTGGTGCTTTTCCGTTCTTAGAAATAACCACTTCCCAACGTTGTTGAAAAAGAACTTTCCAATGAGTTTTGAGATCACTGAGTTTACGTTTTTCTTTGGAATATATGTTTAAGTATTTTTGATGTAGATTAGGTATTTTCAAAGATTCATTGTCTAAATCTTTATCATCAATGTGAGAGTCCTCCCCCCACATTTTCATAATATCTTCAATTGTCATAATAACCTTAATTGTTCAATAGATTTTTTATTTCATAATTTGTGTAACGAAATCCTGCGGTAGCAGTAAAATATTCTAAATCTGTGGCAGCACTATCGAATTCAAGTGCTGAAATAGTAGTTGGAAATGCTTCATAAAAATGAAATTCCATTTGAGGGTTCATTGCACTTGTCAAAACAGTAAGAACAAGTGTTGAAACTGTTCCTCCCCTTTGAGTTAAGTCCGATTGTGCTTTGAGTAAACGATAATTTTCACCCCCTTCTGCCAAACCCAATGCAATAATTCGGTCATAAATTTCCATCCAATTTTTCAAATGTTCATCTACAATAAATCTGACCGACAATTCTTCAAATGTAACTTTTGCACCAGCATGAGGTATATTTAAATATGGAGTTTGAACATCTATCGCATCAATAGAAACGCCTGGAACATTAACTGATTGACAAAACCAAGTTAAGTTTGGTGCATCTTGCATTGTCAGTCGAAAACTGATATTTGAAAGATAGTTTAAATTGTCTGGTACTTTATTTGATGCGGCCATGAATTTCCTTTTTTGTTCTTCTTACTATTTATTCAACAGATTTTCAAACTCTTCATAACTCATATCTTTTCCAACAAAAATAAATTTAGAATTTGGGTATTCTTCTTCGATGTGTTTGTGTTGACCAATCCAAGAATCTTGTTTTTCATCATGAAATTCTGTAATGGAAGACCCAAGAAATATACCATCTTTTGTTTGATCATGATAATAATCAAATCCCACACAATAAAAAAATGTTTCACTAGGATTTTGTTGAGCCGCCAAACGGAGTGCAACTGTATCAGAAACCCAATCTTCAAATGTAGTATCTGACCACCAGGCAATATTTTCAGTTGGATCAGATGAATCAATCCAAATAAAATACATGATTCCTTCATGTGCAAATTGAATAAAATTGTCTGTTTTTGGTTGATTCTCTCCAATTTTATATCTTTTATCGGTTGTCTGTTTAAGCGTGTCATAGTGCATACTTGGAATTAAATCAAACCCTCTAAAATAACATTTGTATTTTTTCGTTAAGTTGTTGGTTATCAATTCTAATTGTGCATCGATATCTTGACAGACTAAATGGTTTGGTATGAATTTACGATAAATGAAATCACAACCATATGTAATATGTTTTTTGAAAAGATTAAAATCGGAAACAGATTTTGATTGACCATTTCCTATCACTATGATCATTGCAGCCTCACTGGAAAATTATCACTACAAACAAAAAAAGGGAGCAGATTTCTCTACTCCCTTTCTGAAATCCTACTATATGTAGGTCAAGAATTACATCAAGTTGTAAATTGCAGCTTTTCTGTAATATATATTAAGGTGAGGATTGGATGTCAAATCACCTGTTATACGACCAGTTGAAGCACTTGCATTTTCTGCAAATGGGTTTGCAACTAGACCATAACGTGTTTTGAAAGCAATCTGTGGTTGAAAACTAGAACTATCAACCGCACGAACCATTTGCAACGGAACGTATGGGCAATAGAAAATTCCAGCATCCATCGGTGAATCACCTTTATAACCTACACAATAAAATTCTTGTGCATTCGCAATAGAATATGGATCAACATATACTTTATACCGACCATTAAGAACTCCGGCAAAAGTTGAAGATGCAGTATCAGTATTCAGATCTGTGCTCATTGCAGGAGCATAATCCAACATACCGGCCATCTGAAGGGCAGAGGCAACATCAGATGAAGTCATCAGAATGTTTCCTTTTCCTCTTCGTGTGTCTTGTCCAACACCATTTGCATCTTTTTCAATCTGCATCATTAGACCTTTGAACTTTTCAACCATCCAACGTCCATTGGAATCAGTATCAAGGTCAAAAAGACCAGCAGTAGTTGTACCAATTTGGGCACCAACTTTTGCGTTAATATAAATCTTACGGATAACCTCACGGTTAATCTCTGCAAGAATTTCACCAGACAGGATGTTAGCAAGTTCTGCTTCTGCATCTAGTCCATGAACTGCACGAAGGTCTTGTGCCAGTTCCATTGAATACGAACCTTTCAGGGCACGTGTTCCTGCAGCGACTGAAATCTTTTCAATCGAGAAGGACATTTCACCAGCAATATCGCCCTCACCACCGTCTGTTTCCAGAGCACTTGATGCACCATATTCTGATCCAGTTTGTCCAGTACCATCAGTACCAGTGATCAAAAGACCAGGCGTCTTAACAGTATCGCCTGCACCTGTTGTACCCGACTCATTTGTAACAGAGTCAGCATTGACTCCAGGCATTTCTGCACCTGCCATGTCATTGACTCTACTCTTGAGAGCAAAAATCAATCCAGTTGGGCCAGACATAGGTTGTACACCACAAACATCGTATGCTACGAGTTGAGGCATTGCACGCCGAACCATTGAGATCAAAACTGGATCTGCAAAATCGGCACTAACTTGAACAGAACCAC